CCTCTTTCTACCCCTATAAAAAACTGATGCTGCAAAGAGGTATCGCTTGTAACTATGTTCCCAAAACTGCTTCCAGCAGCGATTAACGGATACGGATATTGCGAAGGCGAACCGAACCGCCTGAGATGCCCGATATATAAGCTTTCGTAGACACCAGCAGCTTTCACAACAATAATTATGCGCTTCTTATCGGAGAACACCCAATAGTATAAAGTATCATCAAGGAGAGGGACTATCGGGTGTTCTGTATAATGATTCCAATCAGAATCGTAAGCATTCCTTCCATGTTCCCCACTGTTACTGTTCCAATCGAGTCCCGCGTTGTAGAGTATATAACAGTTGAGATCCCAGCCGTAAGCATTTTGCGCAACATATTTCCACTCGCGGAACCCACAATATACCTTCTCGTCCCCACTGTCTCCCGTATTTGAAACTATAACCTCTATAAGATCTTCTGAAGGCCATATTTCCTGACCCAGATTGTCTCTTGTCTTTCTGTTAAGCTCTACTTTCCAATCTCTTCCGTCCGACCCACTCACGTAATCCGCATAAATAGTACTTCCTGCGTCAGGTGCCGTTGAAAAATTTATAGACCACGCCCCTGAGCTATATGTTATCGAGCCTGAAGCGATATGCGTTCCCGATATAGTACCAGCACCGTTCGCATTCGCAGTAAATTCGGTACCTCCAACGGTATATCGAAAGGCACACTGCCCTTTACTTACGGGTATATTCGCTAGAGTGCCCGAAAATGCTAGCGTAGAGCCATCCCCACTACCTACGGTTTCGTTACTTATCTCTGTACCTTTAATATAGCCAAGTATAGTCTGTAACAAGCCGCTAGTGCCTGAAAATGTTAGCACAGAACCGGATGTGTACGCCATTACGCTAATACCTCCTTAACCTCATTCTTATTGGAATGAAGCACATTCAATATCATTCGCTCTCCCTCTTGTGAAGCTAAATAGGACTCAAACAGTTTCGGATCAATAAGATTTACAATGTTTATAGGCGCCTTGTCTTCTCTATCCTCGGTCTTTTCTTGCGTAGCGCTGGGCATAGCAAGGCCGCCTGTGGCAAAATGTACTTTCGGTATATATTCGGGTTTAGGCATGTTGGAAAGCACATTATTAAAGACTTCGCGAGGGATGATGTTTTTCCTAAGTCCTTCCATCACTGCCAAACCGTAATGTCTTACGGTACGAACCGGGAGCACATACTCCCCTGCTGTAAGCCTTGCGGGTACTGCATCAACGCCGCTTGGACCTATAACCTCGCCACCTTCCTTGAACTCTTGCCGCTGCGCTACTACTTTCGCAATCTGCATGCCTGCAATGCCTGCTAATAAAGCAGCCTGGATAGCACCCCCTACCGGGCCTAAGTCTGCAAAGGCTTTCGTGATGGCTACCGCTGTATTTATTACAATTTGTGCTATAGCGGCAGCTTTCTTTGCAATGATTAGTTCTTTGCTGTGTCCTTTAAAAATGTCGAGCGCTTCATCGAAAAGCCTATTGAGGTTAGCAACCGTTGCTTGCGTAATAGCAAGCGTTCTAGCAGCTACTGCTTTTGACATACCTGTCAGTTTCGACAAGAATTCTGCCAAAATCTCCTCGCCTGTCTTCCTTATCTCCATTGCGGTCTTTGACATAGTGCTTTTGATTCCCTTAATTGTAGAGGGAGACAGAAAACTATCCTTCGTAAATATAGGCGATACGCGGCCTACATCAGAGGAGATTTCGGTTATATTTCGATTTATCGTCTCTCTAGCTTTTGTAAACCCTTCCTCGAGTTTTGCGATATTTTCATCTGAAAACAGGCCTGCGATTTTGTTACTAATCTCGAGTAGCGGCGTTTCTTTTATTGATTCTGATATATCAGTAAAGAACTGATTAAAACTCCTTCCGGCATCCCCCAGCAAATCCTTGGCATCAAAGGATTTGCGCACCTCTTTCATCTTCCGCAAAACAATATCAAAGCCTGCAGATATATCACGTTCTACACTTCTTGCAAATTGCCGCGTAGAAGGGAGAAGATTCGAGATAGATTTGGAAGCTTGTTTAGCACTCGAAACAGCTTTAGAGAATGAATCTTCTATTACTTTCCCAAATGTCAACTTAGACGCCTCTGAATCTATCCTTTTCAATTCCTCTCTAGCCTTGCGTGCCACACGTGCTATCCCGCCAAGCCCAATCTTTTCAATGACTTTAGCGAGTGTCTTGTTCTTCTCCAAGAATTCACCGAACTTAGCGAAGATTGACAGAAATATTTTTCTAAACTGATTAGAGATCAACCTTCCTATTACAAAAAAAGCCTTAGATACGGACTCCTTGAAAAACGTACTGATGAAAGAAGCAAGCGACGCAAGACCTGAAAGAATAAGGCGCACAAGCCCTATGCCAAACTCAACTAGTTTCCCTTTTATAAACCTTTGCAAAAGCGGGATAAGATAAACTACAAAACTAAACGCCTGTTTGCCAATCAAATTGAAAAGCGTACCCGAGATATTCAAGACAAACCGGATAAAAGATACCAACACTCCTTGGAGTGCTGACAAAGCTTTAGCTGGGTTCTTGAATATAAATTCTGCAAGCTTTACAGACGATTCTATCAATATAGATATTGCGCGACCTATAATAGCGAAAAATACCTGTATCTTTACCCTATTTTCCTTAATCAAATCAAATATTTGTTTCGCTTTCTCAATAATAGCAGGCAATACAAACAGTAAGAAATCTCTTTTTATTGATTCTATTACAAGAGCGAACCGAGAAAAATGCGTACGCAAATTCAACGCGGTCTGCGAAAATTTCGCATCAAAAGCTACCCCGGCATCAACCGCTAATTTTAAGGACTCCCGGATTCTATCCGGCCCGAGCCTAATAAAATCGGCAATCTTAGAAGCAGGGAGTACTCCAATTAGCGCCAATGCTTCAGCAGCGCGTTTCGAACCTGGAGGGAGTTTACTTACAATTTCAGATATCTTCAGAAGCATTGCAATTGTTGGATCTCCACTCCTCGATATTCTCTCGACATCTATTCCAAAAGCTTCCAGCTTCGCCCTTGTCTCCTCTGAAGCTAACGCTTCACTTATGGCACTGTTAACGCGCTGTAATGCATAAGATAATTCGCCTAGAGTCCCACCTACTCCAGCTATCGCAAACTGTAAAGCCCGTACCTTCTCCGTAGATATACCTAGTCTCGTTGCAAAAAGCGCTGTTTCAGCGCCCTTGGATATCACATCTGAGAGGTCTGACAGTACATTCGTTCCAAACCTAGAAATCACAAGCCTTACAGGATTCACTATTGCTAAAGCAATAGCATTCGAAGCCGAACGCACGGCACCAATTCCCGTACGCATTGATCTTGCTAGAAGTACCGCAATTAGCCGCCCGCCGCGGGTTAGGGTCTGACGCAATGGCCCAGCCTGCGGTAGAGAACGCGGGAAATATTTTGCTATAGCTTCAGCATTTTCTTCTGAAGCTTTTCGCAACGCAGACTTCCCGGCTGCCATCCCCGCAGCTAGCTGTTTTGCGATCTTCTTGCCGCTCTGAGCTACTTTTTTAAAGACATCCAGCGGTATAAGTGCACCCAAAATTTTTGCAAACAAACCTGAAGCTTTTTCTGCCTCTTTTACATCTTTTTTAATCCCCTTAGATACTAATGTTGTGAAGGTAGTCTTTGGCTCTTCACCTAATTGCTTACGTAACAGAGCTATACTCTGCTCTAACCTTTCAAAATCCTTCATTATAGCCGGGGAGATTCTGGCTTCACCAGAAAAAACTCTTAAAGCTTGCACTACCCGGCCGAGCTCTATCACTTCTTGATCTGTAATAGTGTTGAACTTCTTCCCTAACGCAATTAACTTCTCTAAGACTACCGCTAATCTTCCCAAAGCCTCCTTTGCATCTATCGTGCCCTCCTTATAGTCCCTCAATACCCGCAGAAACGCCTCAAACTGCCCTGCAACACCCTTCCCGAGACCTACTGTTAAAGGCCTTTTCGCAATATCATCCTTCACTTTCCTAAGATCTAAAAGCTTTCTAATAAGTTGATCTATTCTTTTCCGCTCAGCTATTGCCTCGCGTTCGGACTCCTTAGCTGCCGTTTTTTCAACTCTCGTACGCTTGAATTTTTCAGATAAAGACTTAAACGGCATCAATATAATGCTTCCAAGGCCTCTAGCAAAATTCCAAATACCTCTAACAAAACCGAAAACTAGCCTAAACGGTGCTGTTATAATTCTCCCCAGCCGTCTCCAAAACCCAATTTGCTCTTCTATAACACTAGTAATATCGCGAGTCTTTAGAGCAACTTCTGATAACGCCCCTGAAGCTTCCTGCCTGACACCCTCTATTTCTCTGCGTGACAGACCTATACCCTTCTGGATGACAATAAATATCTCATTTATCTTACGCAGCATCTCAACTAACAGAACTCTAACCTCCGCAAACGCAAGCTGGAACTGCTTTACAAAAGGCAGCTTCATTCTAGACAAGGCTTTAAGCCCCTCTAAGCGTTCCGGGCTTACGGAATCCCCCATTTTCTTAAGTTCTTTCCCTGCGCGTGCTGCGTCTTTTTGTAACCCCTTAAATCCTCCTATAAATTGCTGGAAAAGCGGAATTGCACCCAAAACCAACCGCTTTAATTCAAAGAAAATTAAAACAACCTGAGCCCTGCTTGACCCCAAAGCCGCAAAAAACTTAAGTCTCCCACGATGTAGCACCTGCATCAAAGAAGTTATAAGGGAATTAATAAAAGGCAAACCTGAAACTATCCCAGCAAAAGGCCCGCCGAGGAACGTCAAAACACCGAAAGTTGCTGTTTTCAGTACGCTTCCCAAATTCAAACCTATCGCTGTTATACCCTCGTCAATCGTAATAATCATGCGGGTTAGACGCTCAAGCGGTGTCAGAGCCTTTTCACCATGGCCTATTAAGCGGCGTACCAAAACAATAGTTTCAGATAAAGCTACCTTAACAGTAAAAAAACCTAAAATCCCCGTCCCTAACGCCCCTATCACCCCCAAAAAACCAGTAGCCGATTTGGTAAGCATATTTAAAAAACTTACCGTAGGTCGCACAAAACCTCCTATTAGTCGCGGCAGAAGCTGTAGCTTATCGCTTATAAAACCTACGATCGGAGTCAATGAGAAAATTTGTGTAGAAAACTCAGCAACAAAAGAACCTACGGTTCCCTGGAGACCAATAAATGAAGCACCTACAGCCGAAGTAAAAATAAGAGTAAGCGTTGTAACCCTTGCATAGAACGTTTCTGTAGCTTGTTCAAAACTTTGTGCAATTCTTCCTATAGTAGACGCGGCGAAATCCCTTGTCTGACCTACAATTGACGATATAACGTCCCTAAAAGTCCCTTCAATATTGCCTATCGAGTCCTCCATACGCTCAAACGATTGAGCGGCGGTGTCTGCAGCTTGGGAGATTTTGGCAATAGGCGAGGAGATATTAGCAGTCTCAACAGCTCTACCCAGCTCTTTCACCTTATCTATAAGGGTTTGGAGTACCCTCTGGCCTGCTTCCCTTACTTTTACTACTATTTCAAGCTGTTGAGCCATCTCAAAGCTCCTTCATAAACTTGTCTAGTTCGCTCTGTTTCGAAAAAATCAAAGAAATAGCATTAACTACAGCTAGCACATTAAGCTTGTACTGCCTTGTGCGGTTCTTAACAAACACATCTACCGCACGCAAAAAAAAACTTATACCGTACTCGAAAACTTCTCTATGTCCGATCTCAAAAAGCGTTAATACAAAATAAAGAAACCGATCGTATACTTTCGAAATAGCCCCTAAATCTCCCCGCCTGGAAGCCTTATTATTCCTGCGAATTACTCTTCGCTCCCCTTGTTCGTTAATAAATTCGTACTCTTCAGCGCTTTCAGTATCCCGAGCCTTTCTAAATAGCGAAAAAGGGGGGCATTGACTTCCTTAAACGCATCTTCGAGTTTTTCAAGCGCACCAAAACCAAGTTCTCCAAACTCCTCGCGCGTAATATTAACGCATTCTGGTAGAAGCTCTAGTACAAAGTTTTTCATATCGTCTAGAACCTCGATATCACTTTTTTCTACCCTCGATAGCTCTATAAACTCCTGCAAAACCTTATCGACATGCTTCACTTTAAGCTCCGAGACCTCTATTTCTCTATCATTGATCTTTATCCCCGTTTTCTTCTTTTGAATCATTTTAAAAAACTCCTAAAGATCGCCAGGCTGAACCTGGCGAATTTACTGTTATACAGAAGGTACTGTGCTTGATTTACCGGACCTATCACGCAATGTGTAGAGTCCGCTTCGCAATGTCTTATTTTCAAGGCATTCGAAGTTGATTTGAAAAGTTTGGTAATCATCGCCTATTAGACTGAGATCACCTTCAGGAGACAACACAACAGTCGCAAAAAAATCCATCGTCACTCCCGTCACCGGATCGCCATAAAATTCAAGCTCTCCCTTAATCTCCGTCTTTGTAGAGCCTTCAAATTCGTACATTGCGCTTTGCGCATAGTCAGCAGACACTAAAATACTGTCCCCGTCGGCTATGCCGCCGCCTGATACAGTATATAAAAGGCCTTTAGCGGTATCTACTTCGTAATCTGTATCTGCCGCATACAACTTATGAAAATAATGCGTACCTGTTCCATCATCGGTAAAATCTACCGCAGCGCCACCTTGCGTTGTGGAAACCTGAAAATCATTGGCTGTGGAGTTGATGACGTAATAAGTAGTATCCGCATTAATACCCGCAGGCAACGCACCGCCTTGATTTGTGAACTCGATAGTATCGTTATCGTTCAAACCATGGCCAGTCGCGGTGAACTTATCAGTTAGATTGTCTGCTGTACAAGCTGTACCGCTTGAAATTACTTTGACATTCGAAAGATTGACTTTGTCAATCTTTATCCATTTTGCCAATCTCGCGGTATAGCTTTGATCTGTAAGCGATCCAGACGCTTGCTGCGCGTCACTTACTTCTTTCGCTAGCCCGAAAAGCCTTAAAATCTCTAGTTTCGGAGTCACTAGCGTAAAAGAACCGTTTACAGTTGTTTGTTTTACTGTGCTTGCGATCTTGACAACGTTTTTCGATCTGTTTGAAAATTTTTCAACCTTCTCAACAGATTCAGAAAACTTAAACTCGTCAATCTCGCCTAAATCAAAGTATCCATTGCGGCCATCTTCTTTAAAAATTGCAAAACCTTTTCCAAGCGTTACCGCATCGGTGAACGAAGGCATAGTTATTCCCCTTTCCTCTGCGAACGATATTGTTCAACTATTATAGAAGTCTCACTTGCGAAAAGATCGAAAAGTGAATCTTCTATCGTATTTCCTTCTATCTCAACTCTCCCCAATTTCTCCCTTAATCGAAAGATAGCCTCCTCTACTTTCTCCCGTAACTCTTCCGCATCTACGAAACCTTCATAAGTTACAGAATTAGCGATTGAGGTATCTATAGTATCGTTTTCAATATTAATACCAAGCCGTATTCGCCACTTGCGCCGAGAGGCCGTGATCTCAAGAGAATCAACGCCTGCAATAACAACCACAGGAAAATAGCTGCTATCAGGCAAATCAGCAGGATTAAACCCCAAGAAAACCGTTTGATTTTTGCTGTACTTACCTTGACAATACTGCTTCAACTCAGCATCATCTCGAATACCGTCCCGCAAAGCCTCTAAAATACTACGAATCCCCATTATTACAGCCTCTTTTCCTCTTTTTTAAGCTCTTTGGCAAACTTCAGCTCGAAAACCCTAAATAATTTAGGCCTTTCACGCTGCCAGGTTGGTGCAACAATCGGTCTCTTAGGAATTTCAATGGTTCTAGTCTCCTTGCGCAAGGGAAAAGCCGTGCGTCTGAAACCAAACAAACCTCGCTTCTTCTGAAGGCCCCAGAAACCGCGCATTGAAGGCGTTACGCGTATACGTTTTCCAAACTCTGCTATCTTTGCTATCCGTTTAAAACGCTTATCAAATCTGGAATGTATGCCAACACCTGTCCCAAACCCAGTCACTAAGACCTTCCCGCGGTATACCCTGAAGCGAATCAAGTTAGTAAAAGCCTTGTAGGGTTTCGCTTGCGTGTGCCTGCGTCTCCAGCCGTACCGTACGCCTGCCTGCTTATGATAGATACGCGCAACCTTAGAGAGTTCCGGCCATGTGCCTTCACCCTCGCTTCTAACCCACTCGCTCATTGAGTCAATAAGATGGTACCCCACGGAAGTCAAAGCATGCCTGCGTGACAGCTTTATAGCCCTCGGAATACGGCTTATTGCCTTAAGTCTAGCCTGGAAGTCTTCAACATCTATAGATAAATCTATCATTTCGTCTGTGCTCGCTGATCTCTGTAAATCTCCGCAACTATAACATTATCATCATAGTCGCTAACCCTTGAAACTAGCCACTTCTGGCCTGATACATGTATTGCGTCCCTCGGACGCACGTCTGGCGCATCTGCGCGTTTCATGTAGACTGTAGCAAAATACGCATCTTCAGAGAATCCAAGATAGTCTATTATGACATCAATATTGATACTGTTCTGCTGCCCTACTGCCACATAGACTACAGAAGTGGCAAACTCGCTATTATCGAAGAATTCTGCTATATCAGAGCTGAGATAGTCTTTAAAGCTTGCCATTATTGACTTACATTAGGTTAGAACTAGGTTAGAACCGTGGCACAAACAAAAGAGTCAATATCATGCGGCGCAACCAAAGGCGCACTCTGAAGCATAAGCACACGCGCGCTTGGATCCCTTTGAATCCAAGACTTTGGGAACCATCTAACAGACGCAAGACCGCCAAACTCAATATCCTTAATGGCTCCGTAATGACGCACCATGCGTGCTTTGCGCGATCCCATAATGACTTTTTTGGTCGGCATCATCGGCTGAAGCGTTCCAGTGTCATCCTCCCACCACTCATCATAAGTAAAAATATCAGCGGTTAGGGACGGAAGCCTTATAGTACCTAGGAAAGAAACACCTCCTGGAACTTCTGTTGGCGAAACCGTACCGATGTCGATACGTCGATTATCGAAAAGCTTCTGGATAGCGTCATTCTCAAGGAATTGCGAGGCAGCATCACTTCCCATCACAACTATGTCAGGATTCAACCCGCTATCTTTCCGTATGAGCTGCGCCCAATCCCTTAAATCTCCTACGATATCGGCCGACGCATTGTCCCAAGTGGTTGCAAGCGTTATCTTATGGCTCGCATCCATTTGAAAATCAATCTCTGCATCGAGCCCATCACCAGTTACGGTTATCTTACCAGCCTGAAGTACTTGAGAAGCCATCCACTCTTCGCGGCGCACGATCATATCTTGAAGTTCCGATAAGTCGCGTCCCAATTGCTTTGCAGCGCGATCTGCTGGACTGCTGTTACCTTGATAGATATGGTTCCCCGGAAGTGTCTTAAGTATATCCTCCGCTGTGGTAAGCATTTTCTGCTTTATGTAAGGGGGCTTGAAGCTAAGCCGCTTAAAACCTTTGCGTTCAACAAGCTTTGCTTCTGAAGTATAGTGTACAAAAGGCGCTAAGCGGCGTCCTCTTTTGTAGACGTCGATATCGACGTATTCTGTCATTGACGTCTCTGACTTCGAGAAGAAAGTGTCAAGAAAAAAAGTTTTCGGTTCAAACATCTTCTCCAAAGCCGCAAGCATTGTCCTTGTTGAAAAAATATCTATCGCCATCTCTGTCTCCCTTAATTAGACTTGACTGGAGCCTTGAGGTATATGCCTATCTGCCCTAAACCTTCCCGTACAGAAGCCGCAGTATGGCCTGTCCCAAATGTTACCGCGTTCTCATTAAATTGACCCGCCACAAACGCAATAGCAGCAAGGTCTTCAAGCGACGCATCAACATCGCGTGCCAGAATCGCCATATTTTCCTCGCTTTGCGAACCGTCCACTGCGCTAGATACTGATAATACGTACTTTCCGCTGCCCGCATCTACTGGAAGTGTGAACTTATCGCCAACAACAAAGTCCGTAGCTCCATCATTGATGGTGAAATTGATACTATCGGAAGTGTACGGAGTACCTACGGTAGCATCATCTAGCCTAATACCGTCCGGGTCTATAACCTTGAAAGTCCCGCCATCAACCGCGGCCGCAATACATTCAAGTGTATAGTTCCCAAGCTTAGCATTCTTGCCGAGTGTAAAGCCTGTCACCGTCCCGTCTCCCGTATTTCCTGGATCTGCGGAGGGTGTACCTGCGGCTTTTGTTTTTCTTCCTATGAGCGATCCACGTGTTAAGTTCTGCCCTGCCTCGATCGTAACATCGCGAGTTACAAGGCCTACATCAGAATAGATAAGATTGTCAAACGAAAAACTTTCAGATGTCACACCTAGAGTCTCAGCCATTATTGCTCCCCCTAACTGAACCGGCCGCAATCCTTACAGCCATCTCGTTTTCGTAAAGTGATTCTTCTTCATTGCCCGTACCTGCTAGCGGAGAAGCGGGTATATATTGGGTTTCTTTCTTTATCTGAGAAAGTGTTATCCCTCTCTCCTTTTGCTCTTTCAACTGCATCACAGCAAAATCGCTAGCAGATATTCCCTCTTTTATCGCTTTCTCCACAAGGTTTTCAAAACCCTCTAGCGCTAGAGCCCTTATATCTTCTATCCTTTTACGCTCATACCTTACGCCTTCCTCAAAAAACCTCGATTTGAAAGCGGAGACAATCTGAGGATATTTATCCTCGATATATTTCTCTGTTATTTCCTCAGTCTTCACTTTTTCTCCGTCCTCTAAGCCGCCTGTTATCTCTCTTAAAGTAATATACCCGTCTGCAAGCCCCGAAACTAATGCGTCATCGCCGATATAGAGCTTGCCATCCGCATATTTCAAGACTTTCTCAACCGTAACTCCTCTATTCCTCGCTATAGCATCAACAAAAACCGAGTAGACTCGCTCTACTTGATCTTGCAAGATAGCCTTGCCATCCTGCGTCAAAGGCGCATGCTGAGAAAGTGCTCTCTTGTATTTTCCCGCATATATCTCAGTCGTCTTAATTCCTTGCATCTTCTCCATTTCAGAGTAGTCTCTGTGAATCGCAACAACTCCAATACTTCCAACCATCGCGGTTCTGGAAGTCAAATAAATACTGCTTGCCGCGCTTGCTATCCAATAAGCCGCAGAAGCTGCAAGGGGTTCAACAAGTGCTATCACCTCCTTTTTTTCTCGCAAGGAATAAATAAAATTAGAAAGATTTTCTACCCCGTCAACCTCACCTCCCGGCGAATCTATCACAAGTACGATCCGCTTAACAGAATCGTTATTGGAAAGTTCTGTTAAAACTTTTTCAAGTTGAGTAACAGAAGTTCCTCCCCCTAACAACCCTTGTAGAAACGAGAGTTTATGGGTTATAACGCCTGATATGTTTACGAAAGCAGTATAATCATTGATATTGCAAACGATACTGTCCTCTTTCGCACAAAAATCAAGGTTTTCAACCGAGAAGAGCGAGGTTAGTTCTGAAAGAGTAGCCGAAGCTATGGCTAGAGGTCTATCAAAAAGCGATTTAAGATAAGCTTCTTTCGTGTCTTTAGCAGGCTCGAACCGCTTACCGTTGTGTTTCTTGCAATGCGCACGTGCTTCGTTTACAGACCAACTATCTTTAGGGTATCTGTAAGCCTGCTCTGTCATAGTGCTTTCGCCTTTTAGCTTACCCATTATCACATCGTATTTCTTTCCATTTTCGGCTTCTCTTGTTATTCTCCTGAAAGTATCCTCTCGGAACTCTCCTGGTTCACGCAACCTACACGCGTGTTCGTTCGGATAAGGCATTGCTCACCCCTTTCTTTTGTACACTAAGTAAATCGGCCTCTTTACGCATGTTATGCTCTACAGTCCTTTGTTTATGTATGTCTCGCCAATGCATCCCTGATATCTCCTGAGCCTCCTTTTGTATCGTCGAAACTCCAACCTCAATCCTCTCTCTGGCAGCCTTTATTTCCTTGAGCTCGTCAATACTACCCTTCGCTGGGCCCGACCAACTGGCGTTTGCGTAAGCTGCCCGTACTTCAGGCCTTGAATATCCTTTAACAGAGAGGTGCCCGGCCGCAACATATTCGTCTAACCACAGTCTATAAATAGGATTGCAGAATTGTTCTACCATGTTCTCGCGGTATGACAGCACAACCTTCCAAAACTGTATCATTGCCGCACGTGCGGCCCAATAGCTCGTTGTGAAATGAAGTGAGAGAATTTCAACCGGAACTCCTGTTGCAGCGCCAATCTGTTTCAAAATCGCAAGAAAGAAGGGATCGAATTGGACATTCGGCCTTTTCGGATCAGCGAATTCGGGCACAACACCTTCGGGGAGATACTGCACAATCCCGGGGCCCAGCGTCACCTGCCGTAACTCTTGCTCTTGCGCAGACTGCTCCGTGCTTGACCCATATTCTGCTAGTGTTTCAGAGCGTAACAGTAGCGTAAAGTAAGCATTTATTACGCTTGCCATGAGCTCAGCTTCGGAAAGTCTGCTAAGCTGCCGTAATTGGACCAAAATCGGAGCCAGAATCGGCACACCCCTTGATTGGCCTGGCCTCCCGGTTCGTTCGAAATCGCATATATGAAGCATCCTCTCTCTTCCCGTCTCGCGTCCTATTGCTTCCACAAACCTTCCCTTGTACCGCTTAGTTAAATTAATGTAATCGTAAGGGTGCACGTCTAGAACGTAATAAGCAATAGGCCTCCCGCTTTCGTCATATTTTATACCCCTCACAAGGTTAGGCGTATCAATAGTATCGTTCGGATTCCTTACTCTATCGCCCTCAATCACTTGAATTTTAAGGCCGAACCGGTCATGCTTATCTTTCCTGTACGGTGTATATACAAAACAATCACCTGAAATTAGTTTTGAAACAAAGACTAAGCGCTGAAGCTGATAAAAATTGAGTTTCCGGCTATAATCGCATGTCTTAGATTGCGCCCACGCATGAAAATCTCTCTCTATTCTTCTCTCGATCTCCCCTGCTTCTTCCTCCCCTATACCCAAAAACTCATAGTCTATATTAGCCTGAAGCCTTAGACCTGAGCCCAATACATTCTCATTTAACCGCTCAACGACTGCCCTAGCTATCCCCTCGTTCCTGTAAGCATCACGTGACCTAGCGGTCAGTGTCTCTTGCGTTCCCTTATCAAACTCGGTATCCGGAGCGCCTAACTGCGGAATCCATTTCTGCATAGCACGATTGCTAAAGCCACCGCCCGTATACGCTGAATCGAAAAGGGTTCTAACCGAGGAGAAAAGCTTGCGAAACATCGACTTACCATTCAGGGATGATGTACCCGATTTTAATTTCATTGTTATTACTTTCTTGTTGCGCAAGAGGATATATCTCTTGCCTCCAACGCCTTAATTCTGCAAGGTTAGCACGTGTCAATGTGCGATTCCCAATCGAATAACTCTGCGCACCTTGCAAAATAGCTTTGATCGCATTGTCTATCTCTGTTAATAATTCATTGTAAGTCACTTTGACAACTCCTTTTGATATTGTCAAGAAAAATCTATAAAATGGATAAAAAAAATTTCAATAAATTGAAGCCTCAAAATCATACGGGTTAATTTCGGTAGCAATCTTTGGTCTTACTACCCTCGATCTACCCTGCTCTAGCCTTGCTCTTGCCTGCAATGCAAACCGCTGTGATTCCATAGCTGCCGTAGCATATACCAGAGCGCTGAACCAATGTTGCGGTGCCCCAGAATACTTAGGTTTCCACACGTACCTTGTCCTTCCTCCACGGCGCTCCTCTATTTTATGTTCGTTTGTAAGATGCCTGAAAAATTCCTCGTCTGTGCCTTGCGGAAAACTCCACGCCCCAACATCTCCCGGCTCTCTACCAAAAGCCGCAGCTATATCATCCTTAATCATACCGCTATGTACCACCATTAGCCGCTGACCTCTGCGGTGCTTAAGTTTCGTAGTAGCACTTACCGAAAGTATCTTTATTTGCACTTTCTGAAACCCCGAAACCGTGTCTTTTAGTGCAATAAAGGGAGTTCCAGCCCAATTGGCAAAGTCATATACCCGCTGCGTTACTTCTCCGTCCGAGGCATCTAACGGAACGCAGTAAAGCTTTGACATACAGAAGGATAGTGCTTCCAAAAGCTCATTCCAATTGTCTTTGCCGCGTGCGTCTTTCCAACCTACTACGCCATATTGGATTATATGACCTGACACCATTGCTCCCTTTTTCCACCCTACTACAACGTAGTAAAGTTCGCCTTTCCGGTGCACATCCACTCCAGCAGTATATAAATCAAAGGCTCCTAGCTGACCCCTTTCTCTCGTCTCATCAATAAACCGCGAAAGATCGTTTGTCCTCAAACTCTCGCCTTCAAACTGCGGACATTCTGCCAGCTCGTCTGTACAGAAAACCCTAAGCGCCTGAATACCTGCCTTCTTGGCATTAATAAAATCAAAGGCTAGACGCCAGAATGGTGTGAAAACGCTGTAAGTTGAAGGGATCTGGAGGGTTCGAGTATCGGAAGATTTTTCTGGTACTGGTTCGTAACTGTCAGGATCCACGCATACGGCTATACCATTTTGTAATATGTCAACCTTCTTCTCTTCATCCCATTCTCTCCCGCAAACCTCACAACAATATCTCGTAACTTCCCGTAACTTTGCAAAATCCCATTCTTTTCCCACCTTAGCCTCTGAAAATTTAAGGTTTTGGAAACTCATATACTGATACTCGCCGCAATGCGGGCATGAGACCCAATACTGATACCAGTTTCCGGCCTTAGCCGATCTCATGCTGTGATGTTCCTTGTCTTCCGGAGGAGTGGTCGCGAATATTCCCTTACACTTCCCATGAAACGTCCTTGCTCTTCTCTTAAAGTACTCTGTTGTCTCCGTCCAAATACCGATCTCGTCTCCAAACAAGAATCTAGAAGGCTTTGCACGCATTGCCACTTTACTCGACCCCCAACCTACCTTGACCGAAGAATTGTAGACTTTGAAATAAGTGTTGTTCCAGTCCTTGCGCTTTATAGCCTCCACGGCCTCCCCCCTTGCGCTTTCATCAAGAAAATTGCGCAGCCTGTTAGACACAAACTGCTTAGCTTCGTCAATGCTTGCTAGCACCCAATGGCACGGCACTGGACCCCTTACGTATCGGGAAACGTAGAGCTGCACCCCCATCATGAACGTGGTTTTACTGAGCTGCGAGCCGAATATAAGATAGATCCAAGTAACGGCGGGGTCTTCAAACCAGTCGCACAGGATGCGAATCCAAGGAGAAAACCGTAGCTCAAATTTGTGATACCGGTCATCTCCCGTAAGTTCGAAGCCGTGTTCGAAAAACTCAAGAAGGTTGCGAAACTCCGGAATCCTCATCGCTTCCGGCATCGCTTTCAGCAACCTCACTTCGATACACTTCCTGATATTTTCTATCAAACCGCTCGCCCTCCAATTTCTTCTTCGTCTCCTCGAATGCTTCCTCAAGCGTTCGGTCAAAAAACTCCTGCATCCTCGAAACCTGCGAGTTGTCTAAGCCAAAGAGAAGCTGGCACTTGTCAATAAACTCACGCTGCTTGTCCCACAAGACCGAGCAAACTTCCCTAAAAAACCACTCCACTAAGTCAACGTGCACAAGCAATCCCGCAGCCTTCATGTTCTCCATCCTTAATTTATAAGCTTGCTCGGCTTTGTATATTCTCTTAGCCTCTTCATACTCGGCTTTGCGGATGCTATCGTCCAGAGAGTTAGAAGAAACCTGAGCCGGAGCCGGGGAGGTTGCAGGAGGTTTTGTGGCAGATTTTTTCTTGCAGTAGCTCGACCAACTCGCCTTGCTTATATACAGCTTGCCAGCTTCCTTGCGTGAGGCCAGCTTGCCCGCCTCGCAAAGCTTGTACACCATCGCGTCTGAAATGCCGAATTCCTCGACAAGATCGCTGACTGTGTAGTACAAACTTTTTCGAAAAGTTTTATAGGCCATAACTCCAACAATTCCAATGATTTGCGCAATTCAATTTTGAAAACTTTTAAAGTTTTCGAAAACTTTTCACCTTATGATGATTTCGAATACTCTGTTTTTTTTATTTTTCCAAGGATAAAATCGAAGCGCTCGCCGATCACCCAGTAAAATCAGGCCTGGGAGAACCTAAGAAAAACCGTAAGTTCTCAACGGCAAGCAGCTATTGGCTTTCAGGGTTATATTCAATAAGTCCTTTCGAAAAATCTACGATTAAATCTATTTTTTCTTCCTCAAAAGATTTAGAAAACAGCTCCCAACCTGCGGCTTTATACTCGTCCTCCAAAACCCACATTAATTCATCAAAACTGTTTGCATGAGCAAAACTTAATTGATAAGAAAGACTCTCGCCTTTCTCCTTTATTATTATACAAAGAAATCCTTTTGCATTCCACGCAATAAACTCATTATATGAAAAGAATACAAAAGTATGACTTTCATCATCTTTTATAAACTTTGAAACATTTATAATCATTCGAGAATCTCCCCCAAACCTCCCTTAAATCTTCCTCGACTCTACCTCCTTAGAAGCCTTATGACACAAGACTTCCAGAAAGTCACAACACATAAGAATCAACTCTCGATATTCCTCTCTTGTAAGTTGAATCTCATTGTCATCTACGGATGACTTACGGTAGTTTTCAACAATTTTGTCGAAAACTATATAGTTCTGATTTTCCACAGCCTCACCGTCAACGGTTCACTTATCTATCTGGATTAGCTGAAAATCATCCATAAAACCTCCTTTCGTCTACCTTAAACCTGCCATGCTGGAAGCCTTATATTACAAGGCCTAAAGGCAATGGCCTCTAAATCTGCGATCTGAGCAAGGGAAATCTCTGGGAAGGCTTCTAGTATACCATGGCACTCTTTACAAGCTCAGATCGCAAAAAAAGCAGGGAAATTCTCTATTCTAAGTATACCAAGGGTTCGGGTTTTGTCAAGACGAAATTTCCACAATCTCCTCGTCTTCTTCCATTGTCACGAACTTATGCCCGCAGTCTTTGCACTGTGCCCATCGCTTAACCGCAGGAATTCCCTGGACTGTAAAGCGGTACACACCGTAAAGCCTTATTCTGCCTGACTGACAAGCGGGACATCTTGTGCGAGAGTGAAAGATGATCGAGGGAAGAATCGTGGAAGAAACCGAGGAATTGTTCCGGCATGTCTCGCAAACCGAATAAAATGAAGGCAGCCGGCACCCCAGGCATTTCTTGGCCTTGAGGGCACAGGCCAAATGACATATACCGCCTTCTGCTGTAAGCATGAGGCCTTTTGGAGAAGTGATCGGTTCATGGCAGAACTGGCAACATGAACTGCTAAAATTCATCTTTTTCATAGAATTCATCCAACACAATCTGAAACTTCCCAAAAAACTCCTTAATCCTCCCCTCTGCAGGCTTTATTCTTATTAGCAATCTGTCAGCATCACACAGCAAAGGCACGAAAAGACAGAGTTCCACTTGACTATCATTCTCTATTACTTGAGATTTCTGGAGTGCATCGAGGATGAATTTCTTGTAATTATCACTATCACCTCGAAGCTTTTTCTTAGTCAATGCAAAAATATAGACATCTATCGGGCATCTTACCGGAATCGGCCAGCCTCTACCCATTACCATTGCTTTGATTCGCCAAGCCAGGCTTCTCTCAGCCTCTGCTGACGGACTATACACATTGCGATTACGTCCAAACCGTGGTCTTTGCTTGGGTTTAGGCCGGTAGTCTTCAAGAAGAATTACCATAATCTAACTCCTTTTTCCCTCTATTATATAGAGATTTTGATCATGTCAAGCGAAAAAACCAAAAAAAAATGCGCGAGATCATCGCGCATTTAACAATCTCCCTTTCGGAGCGGAATTGCGGAATTGTCTTAAACCTTGTTTTAATGGAAGTAAACAAATGAAATTTACATATCAAAGTCTTTTTGTCTCAAACCTTGTTATAATGGAGGTTACACAAGGGTAGAAACAGGGTAGAAATAAGATAGAAGCCAGAGAGATTCTCGTCAACCAATTTTATCCAACCCTTTTTTGTGGTAGATTCTGGCTTCTTATACTAACAAAATCTCCATTTCCATATTAACATAACATTTTTGTTTGTCAAGAAAAAAAAGACAAAAAAAACATCCAAATATCTACCCTGCTAAGACTGCCTAAAATACAGCCTAAGATCTGGACTGCTACCAATAATATTGAAAAATACCGGACTTCGGCTCACATATTCTCCAGACCGCTGATAAAATAAGGCCTCTGAGACGGTAGGTTTGAGGAAGTCTTTTGGAAGTGTAAAGTAAGATAAATCTTATGGTAAGATTTTATAATCTTACTGGTAAGATTTTCATGGCAAGCTGACAGGATCATCTGGATTGTCAAAGAATTTTCGAATATCTTGAAGTTCCTCACCGCTGTGATGAAACTTCTCTAATTCTTCAACCACGTACCTCTCGCGAAACTGTGACCATGTCATCGATCTGCGGTATATTTTCGCCAAAAACTCCAATCGGCAAAGCGACTCGAGTTGCTTGTCGGGAATATAATCTTTAAATCTAAACTTCTTTTTTTTCTTTCGTCTCATCTTATTCTCCTTTCCTGCTACCTTCCTGCTACCCTCCTGCTACCTTTAATCTTACCTTTATTTTTTACTTCTGCTACCCCTTGCTACCGTTTTGCTACCTTTTTGCTACCCTTAATCTTATCTTTATTTTCTATTTCTTTTTGCTACCTTTTGCTACCGTTCTGCTACCCTTTTGCTACCTTTTGCTACCGTTCTGCTACCCTTTTGCTACCCTTAATTATTATACAGGCCAATAAAATCAAGGGTCTTTCTATTAAAGGTAGCAAAATAGCAGTTCTCTTTTTATAAAAACAAATTTGTCTCCAAAAAAATCGGACGAGCGAAAAATCGCGAGCGGCAAAATCGAGCGGCGAGGGTATAATATTAAAATTATATAATATATACTTTTCAAACCAGAACCTTCCCTTTTTTCTATATATATAGAGGCTGTTATTTTGCTACCTTTTATATTCTTAAAATAATATACTATATACTATATACTATATATTATATACTATATATTATATTATGTTATATAAGAAAGTAATAATCAAAGGTAGCAGAAAGGTAGCAGAAGGGTAGCAAACGATTTCGCTCATTTCGGTTCTAATCCTTTTACTGCTTGCGTTAGAGCAATATCTCGAATTAGCAAACGGGTAGCATCCGTTTCTATTCCTAGAGTTATAAGGTCTCCCGCTGGATCGCGAGCAAACCGCGTCTCCCCTCGCGCAGTATGGTAATAAGTTCTTTTTCTAGCAGTGTTTCTATTATTTCATCGAGCTCTTTCTTTTTCAGATGGCAATTTTGAAGAATAACTTTTCGCGGGAGCATAATTTTTCCATCCTTCTGCAGGCCTTTAGTTCTAATGGTTTCGAGAACTTTTTCTTCTTTAATGTCCGTACTGCCTGTGAAGAGATGATGATAAGTTATAAGATTTAATGAAAAGAATCTTATCCACTCCTCCGCGAGCTTGTAACTTTTTTCCTCTATCCGATCGGGCCTGCAGGTGTGATAGATCATGCTTTCCAGCGCATGGTTTACAAGTGCTACCTTGTGGAAAGCTGTCATTAGGCGTCCCAGGAACGAATGAATCGTTCGGTCTTGTTTTAATGCCCATGCTCTATATTTGGAGTACCATTTTGAGTAGAATGTTTTAGCTTCTTCGCTGAGAGTGCAGGCGTAATTGAAATTTGTCAATGAAGCCATAATCCTGACGAACTTCTCTGGAATCTCGACAAAAGCTGGGATGGGGACTTCATCTTTAGGATATTTTCTCCGCACAACATACAGAAATCTTGCGAGAAAACCTGTCTCAAGCTCTGTTTCTTTGATATTTCCTCGAAGCCAAGGGAGTGTTGAGCAAGCGATCAATGACGGACAAGGATTTTTGATCGAGATATATTTTCCTCCTACGGTTTCTCTACGGTATGCCGTAGCTCTCCCGTCATAAAATTCTGTTAATTTCTCTTTAAAACCGGCCATATATTGACGATTCAGGCTTGTTAATAGACTTGCGAGTTCGGAATATAGAAAGACGCCATCCGGTCTGGTTTGCATTTTTTCAAGAAGCTTTTCAGGCGTGAGTTCATTAGAGTAGATAAGGCTATAGTCTTTTGGTTCTTCTGGTTCTTTTCTATTTTTCTTTTGTTCTTTAGTGAGTTTTTGATATTCTTCTTTTTCTTTGAGATATTTCAAGTAATCCTCTTCATATTTTTGTTTTAGTATTTCGGAATAGATTGAGAGTGCTTTTGTTCCTAAATCCATCCCGGTAGTTTTCCGCATGAATGTAGAGTCTCCCAAAAGGATTAAGTATAAGTTACTTCGAATACCTGTACCTATTTTGATATAGGCGCCGCCTGATATTGCTCCCGCAAGTGACACGAGGAAGCTTGACAGGATATATTCCTTTGGGCTTTCGGTTTCGCCTTCGAATATCCCCCAATACTCCTTGAAAATAGGGTGAATCAGATCGATGTTTAAATCGACTTCTTTTTCAGTACTGGGAGAAAAAGAGGCGATTTCGGGTAGAGTTTTTTCGGCAATGACTTGTCGTCCTTGTAATTTAAGGAATTCTTCACGGGAGTATATTAACCGAAAGTCACAATAATCTTTTTTTCCTTCTTTTCGCTCTTTTGGAGTAAACGGCAAGTCAATAATTTCAATGGTTTTAGAAGGAAATTTGTCAAGCAATGCTAATGCTAATTTACTCGCGCTAGCCTTACCTACGGCATCGCAATCATATACAATTTTCACGGTCTTATACGGCTCAAACACCCACCAATCTTTGTTTCCCGGGAGCGTACCTTCGCCGTATATTGAGGTTGTTACGTTTAGACCATCACAAAACCCTTTTAGAAAATCCCAGATTCCTGCCATCACATAGAGTTCGTCGGAATCTAGGGGATTCATTGGTTTTGTGAAAGCTCCATTTTCGGCTTTCGACCAACGGTTTTTTGACGGTGCGAACCAAACGAATTTACCGTTTTTGTTTTTTCGCAAATCGAGGTAGACATCTTTCCGAAGTTTAAGCTCCCCAAACTCTCCCAGTATTCTTCCCTCCTTCATCCCCCAAAAATCAAGGCCATGCGCAGCAAAGAGCTCTGCCTGCGCCTTTTGATGGGGGGATTGGTCGTCCTTTTCTAAGCCTTTAATATTAAGGATTTCCCTGAGCTGTGCGTTATAGGCGCATGAATTTAGGTGATTACAACGCCCCCACGTCCACAGTCCATATTTCTGATAGGTTTCAAGCGAGAACCAAAAGGCTTTTGAGCGTCCGCATTGAGGGCATGTCATTTTGCAATAATTTTCGTAGAGTGTTGGAGAGAATTGAGAGAGAAGATTAGTTATTTCTGATACTTCCATCTTTTTCTCCTTGTTTCTCTTCGAAATATTTTTCAAGTATAGATTGTACGAAGCGAGATCTCGGGACAAGTCCCCTTTCGTTTTCTATTTTTTCAAGGAGATTGGGAGGAAGTGCAATAGAGAATACAATCTTCATATTTTCTCCTTTCCGCTGTATTATTAACAAAATTAACAATATTGTTATAGTATAATTTTTTTTCTCTCCCTGTCAAGTAAAATTTTCCCAGGAAAACCTACCCCTGATATACCCTGCTATAGGCCTTGTGATATAAAGAAAGCCTTGGCATGGTCTTTGCCAAGGCTTTAATTTGGGTAATCAGGGCGTTATGCACCCTTTGGAGGAAGTAGAATAAAGGCTACCGCAAGGTAGATTTGCGGTAGGATTATGGGATTACTGGTTAGGTGTGGATAGGTTTAAAGGCCAGGTATGGATTACTGGTTTGTGACAACGACCTCTGGGATTACGATGGGGCAGAGACAGTGGAGGTAGTTATGTTCACGTAGCACCATAACGCCGTCTTGACTTAGATCAATTGTAATAGAGTCAAATGACATGGCCTTAAGTGCTTCGGTGAGATATGCTGGTCTATAGAAAGCCTGTATAGGTTTTCCGGCAGTTGTAGCATTACTTACCGTAACCTTCCCTTCTCCGAAGCTACTCCTGCCTTCAATTATGATACATGACTCGTCAAAAGCGAGTGAAATATGGTCTTGGCGATCGATCACATGCTGAACTCTAGTAACCGCATGGAGTAGAGCCTGGGAGGATACAGCAACCTTTGTGGGAGTCTTTTTGGGTATAGCTTTTTGGTAAGGCGGGAACTTCCCTTGCGCTAGGATCCCCGTAATTTGTGCCTCGTCTGTTAGTAGCACAAGGAAATTATTTTGGAAAGTGAGTGCTATATCGTCTCCGGCAAGGAAATTAAGGCTTTTTTGAAGCGCTTTAACTGTATTAACTTTTACAAGCACTTTTTGGTTTTGAAGTGCTTGCGGTACTTCGCATTCTGTTTTAGCGATAGCCAGTCGGACACCGTCGGTACATATCACTTCAATATCTTCAGTATTACATTTTATAAATGCGATATCGAGCGAATACCTTGATTTTTCGTCACTTGAGCAAAATGTTGTTTTCTTAAACATATCTATCAACGTTTTGCGAGGGAGCATAATAACAGCATTTTTCGGGTCTTCCTCGGCTATTTCAGGAAACTCCTTGATATTCCCGGCTGGAAGCTTGAATATAGAACCGTTTGAGATGATCGTAACGCTGTCACCCTTGTGGCTTATATCGATGGCATCCATGGGGTTCGCTTTCACAATCTTATAAAGGGTTTGAGCCGGGAGGATAAAGGAAGATTCCTTAGCGATTTTAAGATCGCCTGTAAGGCGCATTTTCATTGAGGTTGTGAGGTCAGTAGCGGATATTTCGAGGGTTTGTCTAGCCACATTCGTATCGAATTTTGCCATAGTGACGATTTCCATGACATCGGCTTCTTTCTTAGCCGCTACTGGCAGTATCGCCTCTAGGCCTTTTAGCATGGTATTTCTAGAGATTGATATATCCATCGTGTGTTGTCTCCTTTAATTTACAAGGGTTAGAAAGGGGGTTCATCGGGAAGATTTTGTTGCGATTGTTGTGGTGTTTGTGGTTGTTGTGGTTGCTGCGGTTTCACGATTTCGAGGGCGAGTTTAGCTTTTGTCCGAGTGAGTTGGTGACAGTCTTTCCAATTAGCGATGGAGTGGAGGTAATTCCTAGGCTGCTGTATCCTGTTATTTACAAGGATTCCAGCGGCCTGGTTAGCCGCTAGCGCTCGCCATGTGGCGCCTTGGGCTTTGGAGAACGGGCAGGCTTCATCGAGCCATGCTTGGTTGGCTATAAGTTCGGCTTCAAGCTCATGCTGTGGTTTCTGATTCTGCCCTTGTTGCGCCTGGCTCTGGCCTTGTGGTTGTCTGGCTTGCGGCCTCGGTGCATACTGTGAAGCTTGTATTTGCTGGCTTTGGCTCTGTGGTACTGACCGAAGCACTGTCATTACGGCTTTTACGAGGTTGTCTTCGAAGGTAGATTTGCTTTCGAGTGCTTTAACTCTATCAGCAAGCGATATAACCTCGGACATTTTCTTTTCGATAGTAATGATTTTACTATCGAGTCGGATAATTTGGTCGTTTGTCATTGTGATACTGCCTTTAAGGTCAGCGATCTCTTTGAGTTCGCTGAGCCCTTTCTCTATGGCCTCAAGCCGAAGGAGTATTGGATCATTCCAACTATCGAGCATCTTCTCGGGTTCTTTCTTTGAACTCACGTCTGCAATCTCCTTTTTATATAGGGTTTACGGATGCATTCTTTTGCAACACTTGGTTTTATTGGCTCTCAACCTACCAGTCTCCCACAGTGGTATATATCAAGACCTGCAGTGGGATTGATCATGGGTAGATCGTTGGTAGATCAAGAGGTGATTTTCATCTATTATATAGAGAAAAAATCACTTGTCAAGAGAAAAAAAATCGTAGCAAAAAAAATGCCAGGATCCCTCGCTGGGATCCTGGCAGCGTTGACAAAAAAAAATCCCTTGCGAGATATTGCGCAAGGGATTAAAATAAAGTGGGTGATTGTAAAGTACTAGATTATGTTAGAATGTTAGAATGGAGAGAAACTCATGTAGTAGAATTCGTAGTCTTCGATTTTTTTTCCATGCGTGTTTTCTTTCTTCTCTTCTGGGTTTTGGATTCGATACGTTAGCTTTATTATAAGGATTTCCGATTGCTCTGTTAGTTCTGCTTTAGCGCGGTTGAGAGGGACATAGATCCCCTCGTCCGCAATAACATTGGCTACGTTTGGGTAGCCAACAAAACTCTCATAGTCATCTCCCCACTCTCTAAGGGTTGACAAGAATTCGTCCTTAGAGATTTTTTTCAAAGTATAAATCCCCTCGGACGGCATCATTGCCGCATTAAAAAGATATCGCTTCATATCTACCTCCGATCTGCCCTGCCTGGCCAAGGCTGTAAGTCTTATGATCCGGGCATGCCAGGCTGCCCGGGTAGCAGCATCGCCTGCTACACAAGCAGGTGCCGGCCTTGCGGCCGGCTAGTTTTTGTTGGTTGTGGTTATTACATTTCTTTATCTCTGAGATACTCCTCTATTTCTTCCTCTTCTGCTTCCTCTTCTGCTTCTGCTTCCTCTTCCTCTCCTGCTTCCTCCTCTTCTTCCTCTCCTGCGAGTTCCCGAAGGAGCTTGCAGAAGGGGGTGTCCATGTCGGGGATCATTTTTGGACTCTCCTTGCCGAGGGCAAGGTTTTTCAAATGCTCTGCAATCTCTCTTTGCCGCTGCTCCTGCTGGATATGAACCTCGGGAATTTCCCCTAAGGTAGCATATCCACTTTTTCTATAGGCCTCTAGCTTACGCTCTACTCCCCCCAGGCAATGCCCGAGGCCTTCACTAATGTATTCAATAAGGCCTTGGTCATCTACCTGAACCCCGGCGAATGGGCCAATTATGCTTTTTAATTTCCGCTGTGACTTCCAAAAATCGGCCTTTGGCCTCGGTTTTGTCCAACCCTCCTGGGGGATGTTGAACCATCCTTGAGTTAGGGAAATCCCTAACTCGCTGAGGAAGAAATGATCTTCCTCCCTCAGAAAGATGGCCTTTCTGTCTCCTAAAAAGTAAAGGTAAATCTCTCCGTTGGAAGTCCCCTCTTTCCACAAAGATAAGCAGTTTCTCTTATTATCACTTCGATGGTAAATGTTTTCACCGTCGAAGTAATACTTTTCATCCTTCTTTAGCTCCACTGAGTTCTCCGGAGCTTCCTTCAGCCACCGGAAAGGATGGTTATAACAGGTTACTTTGAAGCCCCTCTTGTACAAGGATACATCTTCCACTACCTTTTCCATCCCATCGTGGTTGTAGTATTCCTTAAAGAAATAGAGCGTACGGTATAACCACGAGGCTTGCTCGGGATTTTCGAGAACGTGAGAAACGTCAGAAAGCTCGCTACTAGCGAGATAGTAGAAGTGGATTCTGCCACTATCTCTTTTTTCAACAACTACTATCGGAAAATCTTTGCCTATTCCTTCATGCTTAACGTGAGGGACGTAAATATTGACTTCTCCCTCTCCGAAATTTGGGTCTGGCTCCATGGCGTCAACCCGGTAGCTTTTACAGACCAACGCCTTCAGGCTAGCATCCGGAGGCAACCAGCCAGCTCCCGACAGTCCGCTCCTGGAGCGGTAATAATTCTCACCCCCCAGGAGTTGGTGTATTTCGTAATAATTTTTTTCATAACATAACAATTTATCGGACTCAAACAAATAAATGTAGTCCGAATGAGTCCCATCCCAACTCAAGGATATCTTACTCATAATCTAACCTCCTGTAACCCTCCGACCGCTAGAGGGCATAACTGTAGCGTTGAGGCCTACCCTGCGGCCAAGGCCTTATGCGGCTAGGGTAGGCTGCAGTCACCTGCTGCAAAAGCAAGCCTGCCAGAGCCGGCGCAGAGGCCGGCTGTCAGATGAAGGCTAAGCTTCGAGAAGCTTTTTCAACTCTTTGATAGCCATGAAGTCTTTTCCGAGAAATTTCACACTGCAGCTAGTGCAAAATCCCCCCGGGTGAAGATATGGGAATTTCCATCCGCAAATCTGGCAGTGCGGAAGGACTTCCCATTCCTTCTCAAACAATCTCAATTCTTCTACAGTGCTTGCTTTTATTATTAGCTCCCTGAGACGCATTAGTCCGTTGGTGTTTCTTAACCTTTCTTTAGCCTTCTCAGAGACTTCCCCGAACCGCTTCTCGAGGATCTCTATTATTGCGGTTCGAAGGAAGAACTCGGACATCTTGATTGCATCGGTGAAGGCCAGCCAGCCTTCATCGGTGTAGCATGTGAGCATTGTGCCCGTTGCTTCAACTGTCATACTTCCTCCTTTCTGCCAGCCCCCGGAGGGGGGCTTTGGCTTGTGGCTCTATTCTAGATACTCTTTCTCAATATAAACCTCGACAAATTGTTGTCGGTACTCCCGGCTAGCGCCGTACATGCGGATGAAAAGGCCATCCGCATCCCACCACGTGGTGATATACCCGCTGGCGGGAGCTCCACAACCGGGAGTCAAGAAGCGGCTTCCTTTCTCTCCCTCTACCCCGCAGATGCTCCCCGGGCGTGGGGGATTTTTCCACTCTTGAATCATCTCGTCAATGTGCTTTTTGACGAGCGAGCGTGCATTGTATAAATAGCCGGTTCGTGGTGACATTTCGATCATCTTACTCCTCCCGGCAAAGCGCCTGCATAAGTTTTAGCAGGCTGGGGTTGAGTTGGTATAAGGCCCGTTTTGCTGAGGCTTCATCATCGTAATATCTTCGGACTACGAGAAAAATTTCTCTGTCCTCATACTCGTCCCAGGAAGCCACGATTGGCATGATCCGTCGGGCCTCCCATTTGTCGCCTCGCTTAAATAT